ATCACCGTCGCCAATGACGCCCCAATCGCGACAGCGGCACCAGCTATTGGGCTGAACGACGCCGCCAGTTGTGCCGCGTTGTTCGCTGAACCACGCAGCCCCATCGCGATGCCTTCGATGTTGGTCTTCGCCATCGAGAAGCCGACAGTGAAGTCCTCAAATCCGCGTCCAAACTCTTGGATGCGGTTGCCGGTGAGTCCCGCCGCACCAATGCCACCGATCTGGCCCGCGTTGATCGCCGTTTGCGTCGCCGCATCACGTACGGCGGCGGCTTGCAACCGAAGTTCTGCCGTCTGCTGTGCGGTTGCCCCTTGGATCGCGTCGATTGCCAGTAAACGCTGCTGGTAGTCGTGGTTGATCTGATCTTCGATGTTCAGCGTGCGCCGCAACGCGCGTGTCATGTCTCCTTCGATGGCGTTGACTTCGGCGTCGATGGCCAGCCCGACACGGAGTTCCGCATCTGCTGCCGCCATGATCCCGGCTAGACGCTGTGCGTTTCTACGCTCCGCATCATCGGAGTGTGCCTGCTGGGTTTGTCCGAGTCGGATTTCGCCATCAATCGCCGCCATGATTCCGGCCATGCGTTCGGCGTTTTGCCGCTCGATGGCGTCTCTCATGCCACCGGCAACATCAGGGCCGCTCGGCGGTGCCGCTGACGATCCCGACAACGCACCCATGTTCATCCTGAACGATGCTCTGTTCTGTTGCTCTCTCGCTGCTGCTGCCGCAGCCTCCCTTGCCGTAGCCTCTTCCTCTTGTCGCCTTTGGGTTGCGAGTGCCCCTTGCGTCCAATTGAACGCCCGCTGTCGCGACTCCAGCATTGCGTCTAGGCTTTGCTGATTGGTTATAGACTCGGCTGCAATACGCTGATTCTCGGCTTTGCCTGCCGCCTCCAGTTGCAGGAGTTGGTTGAACTCTACCTGAAATCTAGCTTCTCTCGCCTGACCAGCCTTCTCTTCAGTCTGGTAATAATCCAGCAGCAGCCGCTTTTGTTCGGCTAGGTGTTGCTCTCGGCCTTGGGCAATAGCGGAGTCCCTCGCCGCGATAGCCGACTTTTCTGCCGCCTCTTCTTTCAGTAGCTGGTTAAACTCAGCCTGAAACCGAGCTTCCTTCTCTAGCTCTGCCGCCTTCTTCTGTTCTACACCGCCGTCTATTCCGTGTTCCATACGGAATGCGTTTACTTGCGACTTCATATCGCCAAGCGTCTTCATGGCGTCCGTCACAGACGACTCATCAATCCGCATGTTCATCACAAACGCGAGATCGCTAATACCGCCGGAGGTTGAGCCTGCCATGTCAGAAACCTCCCATCATCGACATCGTGGACGCCAATGCATTCACGGTGGCGTTGAACTGTTCTTCCGTGGCTTCACCCGGAGCTTCTTCTTCGATGTATTTCGGGATGAAGTCTCTCACGGGGATGCTCCGTTTGATGTGCGGGTTGATCGCCGCTGCTGCCATTGTCGCCGCCTGCAACCAATCCTGCCCCCACGGCTCAACTCGAAAGTATGCCATGCACCTTTCGAGTTGAGAGCTAGGGGTTTCTCGCAGGAACCGATCCACGTCTATGCCGTAGCCGGTAACGACGCCTCGGGTAATGAGGAACCAAGCGAATCGCTCTGTTTCGTCAATTGTGACTTTTTTTCGGCGTCCAATCTCTGAGCCTTCGTCATGTCCGAAAGCTCGTAGACACGCCCCGCGATGCGAGCGACGATCTCGGGATGCTTGCGGCCCATCAGGATCGCGCCGTTGTTCTCATCGGCAAACAACAGAATGCCCTTGTCGTCGATCAGCCCCATTGCACAGCAGAGTGCGTTGAGTCCACCGGGGATTGGTATCCCCTTCTCCCGCAGATCACGGGAGCGGTCGAATAGGCGTTGTCGCTGGTCACACATCAACGAACGGACGCGAACGGTAGGAACCGCCTGCCCTTCCAGTTGATGTTCCGGCAGTTCCACAAACGCCGTATCGGAGTCATCCAGCAACAGAAACGCTTCACGGGTCAAGTTCATCGTCGATATCGTCCTCGATTAGAGTAGTGTCTCCGCAACAGCAGTCTTCGACTGGCAGTGGCGGTGAGTAATTGGGATCGCCAATCAGCGGCTCCCAGTCTTCCGCAGTCTCGTCCGGCACAACTGCCGCCTTGGCGTACAGCGTGCCGGGCTTGGAACTGCGATAGATCGACGTATGTGCCCTCGCACGAGCATGTGCCAGTTCCATCTTGTCCCCTTTCAGGTAACAGCCGCGACGAAGGTCGGTGCCCCAGTAACGCGGAACTTCTTTACGGATGTCATCGGTTTGTCGTTCGCCAAGTCAGGTGCGAACCCAAGGTAGATGACTGGGAACGCCGCAGTCGCCGCCGTGGTCGCCACTGCACCGGAGCAAGTTACTGCTCGTTTCGGGAACGTCAGCGTGAGCGTATCGCATGGTGTTGAAGTCATCAAAGTAACGTGCTGCAACTGAGTGGAATACTTGTCGGTGACTTCGATCTCGCCGTAGTCAATGATATCTCCAGAGATAAACGTCTTGCCGCTGCTGGCAAGATGAGTCGTCTCAATCGCCTCACGACTGATCCCGGTCCACTTCACCATCTCTGGTTGTGATGTCGAGAGAACCGTAGCCGCAGTCGTGAGAGCCATCGTAGCCCCGTAGAACGTGCCCGCTGTAAATGCTTGGTCAGCCATTGCGTATTCCTTTCAACAGGAGTGGAAGAGTTTGATTTCGAGTGCTTCACAGTAGAAGTCGATCTCATCACCTAAAGACGGGTCAGTCGAGTTGTCGTACCTATCGAGCAGTTCAACGTGATCGACGGTGAACGTGCCCCATGTCTGAGAACCCGTTTGTGCCGATGTCACACCGAGTGCCGTAATCACCGCATCCGCCAGATTGCACGCTGCTGTATGTGTCGCCGCAAAGCAGTAGATGCCCATTGGGGACACACGGAAGTTGTCCATTCGTTGAAGCTGCTGATTGATGTCTTCGCCTTGCGTCTTCTTCATGACGATGTAGGAACTGAACAACCCGCCCGACGTAGCCGGTTGGCGAATGCCTTCCGGTGCCCGTCTGGCGAAGATGCTCGCTTCTGATCGCGTCGTTCCGACGAGCGTTGTTACGCCAGAAGTCGCCTTCAGCTTGTCGCCCAATGCGGTGTAGGGAGCGGCTGTTGTCACGTTGCCCCCCGCTTAAATGCTCGGTCGAGACCAGCTTTGGTTTCGTTCAACAGGATGTTGCGGCACGTCTCACGCATGGCTGAGTAAGCCTTGCCGATAGGTGAATAGGGTCTCTTGTTCTTGGGGAAGTCGCCCGTGCTGTGGCCGACTTCGCCTTTCAGGAATCGTCCGGTTCGCGTGCGGAATGGCCCTTGATAAGTGACTGGCCTACTGCCCGTGGATCGCAGCGAATACTTCTGCGTCGTTTCCCAAACTGTCCGATGCGATCCGTCTGCCCTCTGAACCGTGCGTTTCTTGCGAATCATCGGCTTCTGCACTCGCACGCGACCGCTGTTCGATTCGTGTCTCGTGCGGCGAGGGCTGGTCAGAAAGTTGCCGCGTTCCATCAGTGTCGCCAGCGGATTCTGCTTGCTGCGATAGCCGATGATCCCCAGCGTCGTTCCAGAGTTTTTGTAAGTCTTCCTCTTGAATGCCACGGTGTCCTTGTAGTGGCCGCTCGAACCTTCATCGTTGCCGTGCTTGCCAGTTCCCACAGGGACATGCTTCTGCATGTTCTCCGCAAACGCCTGAGACGCTTTCGATACCGCTCCACGGAAGACGAGCCGCTGCACCTTCTCTGAGAACGTCGAGATAAACTGCTTGAGCTTATCCTCCGTCTCTTTCGGCATCGCGACCATCATCTTGAGTTTGATCTTGGCCATTACGTCACGGCCTCCTCAATACACCACAACACCACTTCACGGTTCTCGCCACCTTCGTCGTAAACCGAATCAATCCCGAGAACTCTGTCTCCGATCCTGATTCGCATTCGCGGCGTAATGCCCAACGATTCTGAATCCGCTCGTGTCCGATAGATGCCTCGCAGCATTGGAACCGTGGTCATCGCCGCCTGATATTCACGTCCGTTTGTCGGCGCCTCAGACAACCATCGTCCGGCGTATTTCGTCCATGTAATCTCAATCGAGTGCATATCGGCAACGGTCTCTACCGGCTCCTCGACAGTACATCGAGTGCGGTACTTGCCGGCGTCAATGCGCCTGGCTTTGTAGGGTGCCCTCATTTGTAGCCCCCAGTCCACATGCCACGGGCGATCCATGCCCGATAGTTGGTCAACTGCTCGTCATTAAGAGAACCGACTGCTTCCCGGCTGATGAAGCATTCGGCTCCCAGTAAACGAATGGCTTGCTTGTAAATTTGCGGCACATCCGCCGCCACCCCGAATCCCGCGACAAACGTCACCGTGATCGAGTTCTCTTGCAATCGAGCCACCGGCCAATTGGCGTTGTAAGCCAATGTCAACCGGCCCGGTTTGTTGGCAGTATTGACGATGTAATTGGATGATGCCCATGTCTGCGTTGCTCCGTTCGTATCGACGTAGGACACGCTGCTGACACTCGCCAGCGGCCAGATCGGCACCTCAATCACGTCGCACGGGAACTGGTCGAATTGCAGCGTCCATGTTTGCGTACAGAGTGCGACGCGAGCATCGCCCTCAACCATCTCGCGACAACCCGCCAGCCATTCGCTGGCAATCTGATTCTCGTCGTCTACGTCGCCGATCCGCGACTGTGCCTTCAGACTCGATACCGTCACCGGCTCGACCGTGGGTGCGACTGTTCGCTTCAAGCTGGTTCGCAAGTCGGACCAATACACGGGGAGTCTCCAAGAGTGGCGGGAGCAAGATTTGAACTTGCGATCTTCAGTTTATGAGACTGACGAGATACCGGGCTTCTCCATCCCGCTACAAAGCCCCGCCGCCATTGCTGACGGCGGGGTTTACGATCAGACAATCGCCGTGGCAGGAGTCGCCTGAGCGATGCGAGGCTGATTCATCAGAACGAGGATGCCACCGAGAACCGGAGAATCCACGACTTCCACAGCCTTGAGGCTGACGTACTTGTATCCCGTGCCCTGATGGCCGAGTTCGTCGGTATCGACGATGATCTCGTACAACTGGCTGGAACCGGCAGTCGTCGCAAATCCCGCCGTGGTGGCGTCAGTCAACGCACCCCACGTATCGCCCGTGGTACAGGCCCGATACTTGAATGGGATTGCCGTGCTGTTCGTCGGAGTCACGTCGTCGTTCGCTTCAACGGTGATCGTCGAAGTACCCGTCGCACCCGCGCCCTTGATAATCAAGAACGTGACCGAACGATGATTGCCGCCGCGAACCACATCGCTGCGGACGGTGCCTGCGAAAGCATCGGCTACAGGGTCAAGCCCCTTCACCCAATGCCCATACTGCGTTTTAACGTCAAGAGCCATAATCGAATCTCCAACGGGAGGATGTTGTCAGGAAAACGCCGGTCAACACACGTCAACCGGCGAGATGCAATCAGGTCAACACGACAAACGGCGACTTGGTGGCCGAACCCTTGAACGGCGTGACAGCCGAGGTCCACTTTGGCATACCGTCCACACGAGCCACCCAGCGGAACGTGCGTTCGTTGTTGAGGAACCGGACATGGATGCTGCTGTCTGCGGCCAAGCCACCCTTGCGGATGACAGCCATCTCTTGCAGGTCCACCAACGCGATGTCGTTGGTTGTGCCGAGGGTTGCACAGTATTCAACGGGGATCACAGGACGACCCATCAGCGTGCCGTATGGAGAGCCGGACAAACCATTCGCTGGCATGTAAGCCGGGGCACCGCCGACGTTTTCCGTACCGGCCACGTTCTGGACGACGAACGCCATCTGGAACAGGTCCGGTTCGACATCCTGATTGATGAGCCATACCGAGTTGGCTCGGCTGCGTGCCCACATCCGCGACCAGATGCCCACGATGTCGGCGTACTTGACGCGAGACGCCGTGTTGCGGGTGACAGCCACCTTAGAACCGGAGTTCATGTAGCCGAGAATCTGACCGGCACCCGTACCGTTCACGATCCCGTCTTCCATCATGAAGGTGAACTCTTCGGTGAACGCCTTGGAGTAAACCATGCCCAACGCCGTCGCGTCAGCC